CTGCCCCAGCTCGGAAGGCTTCCAGTTCATGATGATCAGCTCACCAGTCATGTCGGCTTGCCCATTGCGCTGATTGGCTGTGGTATAGCGAATGTCAGTCCTTTCAATATGGAAGCCAGCGAAGACCCCACGTACGTCCGGATGGTCATTGATGCTGACCATCACCTTGCCCTTACAACTGCGCATGAACTCGGCCATGCGCTCATAATGCTCGAATGGAAAGTCCAAGCCATAGCCGGCGGTCTGCCAGTACGGAGGATCCATGTAGAAGAACGTGTGCGGCCGGTCGTACCGTTGCGCGCAGTCGAGCCAGGAGAGATTCTCCACGTAGGTACCCGCAAGGCGCTGCCAGGCGGCTGAAAGGCTTTCCTCGATGCGCAGCAGATTGATGGCCGGTCCGGTAGTGGCCGTTCCAAAGGTCTGCCCGCTCACCTTGCCTCCGAAGGCATGTTGCTGCAGGTAGAAGAATCGGGCGGCGCGCTGGATGTCCGTGAGGGTTTCAGGCCTGGCCATCTTCTGCCACTCGAAAATCTGGCGAGAGGACAGCGCCCACTTGAACTGGCGAACGAACTCCTCTAGGTGGTTCTGCACCACCCGATAGAGGTTGACCAGATCGCCGTTCAGGTCGTTTAGCACTTCGACTGGCGCAGGCTGCGGCCGCATGAAGTAAAGAGCAGCGCCGCCGGCGAACACTTCGACGTAGCATTCGTGAGCAGGGAACAGCGGAATAAGGCGATCGGCCAGGCGGCGCTTGCCGCCCATCCAGGGAATGATTGGGTTGTTCAATTTGCAAACCTTTACTGTATGGATGAACAGGTGCTAGGCTCGCCGTGCTTTGTGCACAGAGCGGGAGCTTTAGCTGGGCTTGCAGGTATGGTCTGCGGGTCCGGCGGTCAGCAGGGATGTTGACGCATCCCCGGTGGCCGCTCTCTTTGCATGAAGCCTTCGAATTTCTTGGCGGGTTCTATCGCTCTCCAGTCGCTGACAGGGCGTCGTATTCTCGCTGGCACTGCTCCCCTGCTATTCGGGCTTGGTCATAAGCCTTCGCCAGTTCTCCCGCTCGAGCATCAGCCCGTGCGAGCAGGTCGGAGAGCACCATGGCGGCGCGGCTGGCTGCCTGGCCTCGGGCGACAGCGGCGGTATCCGTGCCGGGGCAACTGACGGCGGCGGCGAACTTGGCGCCGTCGTCGCGCAGCCGCTGACCAGAAGCATCGGCGCCAGCAGCGCCAGCACTCGCAATAGATCTTTCCTCATGACCATGGCCTCTCGCCTCCTCCTGCGCCTGGGCGCGTTGATGTTCCTGCTGACGGGCGCCACGCTCGCCGATCACATCCGCAAGACGGTCGCCACTATCGCGCTGGGCCGAGGCCTGGTCGGCCTTCGCCTGCTCGACGCTTCGGCCGTGTTCGTAGGCGCCCCAGTGGCTGGCCACCAGCACCAACCCAGCTGCTAAACCGACCCAGGGGCTCACGTCAGGACCCGCCTGATGCCCTCATCGATCAGCGTCGACGGATACGGGTTGGTGCCGTTCTCGTGCACGATGATGCCGACCACCAGTTCGCGCAGGATCTGCGGCTTGGAGATGTCGATCGAGTCGCGCACACCGACGCCCAGACGCTTTGCGATGGCCTGGGCGTAGGCATTGGTGTCGTTCTCGCTCGCCGGCGCCCAGCGGTTGATGAACTCCAGCGGGGTGTCGATGCCAGGACGGCCAACGCCGGGCATCCCATCCTTGCCCCGGTAGTTGAGCAGCAGCTTGCCCAGGGCGCGGATGCCGTTCTCTGGATGGTCGAAGCGGGCGAAGCGCGGCTTGGCCAGGCCTACCTCCAGGCCCAACTGCCCCTGCCAGGCGTTTCGCGGGTTGTAATCGATGTTCCCTGGGTTGTTATTGCGGACACCGCGTGGTGTGGTCATAGGTTTTCTCCGGACGAAAAAAAGCCCGCGCTGGGCGGGCCGGATGTGCCTTATTTGTTGCACGAACGTCCAATCTGCATCATCCGTTACGCGAGACTGGGTATGAAAAATGGATTTTTTGCACTAGCGCTATTCAGCTACCTGCTTACTGGTTGCTCCCACTTTTCCAACAGCACTTATGGGAGCACGACCAACAAGCATGAGATTGCGTGCGATGACACTCCTCCGAATCAACCGGGCTGCTACAACCGGCAGTATCAGGAAGGCATCCTCAACAAGCTGCTCGACTCGCTTTCTTGAATCACTGGTGGTCTCTGAGATCTACGGCCCTACCCGCCACTGCTAAGCGATACGATGGCGCAATCTATGGAAGGAATTTCTTATGAAGCGTGTTGCTGCATCACTCATATTCACCGCGCTGGCGGGCTGCTCTCACTACAGCTCCAGCGATAACACTACAGAGCTAGGCTCGAAGGGATACACCGTTCGGTGTGATGCTTCGCCTGCTAACCAGCCAGGCTGCTATGAGCCACCCCCGTCTTTCAACTGGTGGCCAACCGATAAACTGAAGTTTCAAATCGGCAGGAAATGAGAGGCACCGCTACTCGCGCATGAGGCGCTTTGGAAAGTAACTCGACAGGCACAAATTGCCCACGCCGAGCGGGCTGTATGGTTAAGCGTGGGGCTCAGGCCTCGGTGCTCTCGTCCGGTACCGGATCGGGCTTGGCTGGCTCGCTGCCAGTGATAACGACTTCGGCGGTGAACTCCTCGAGGAGCTCGGCTGTAACGAACCGGTGGCTGGGAAACTGGCGCAGGCCGGCTTGGATACGCTCCTTGGCCTGTTCCAGGGTGGTGAAGCGGGTCTTGTTGTCAGGGTCGTAATCGTTGGTCAGGTTGATGGCTACGTAGGGCATGGTTATCTCCAGGCAAAAAAATGCCCGCGCGTGGCGGGCTTTTGGGTTAATTGACCGTCAGGTCTTGGGGTACTGCTGCTTTACTCGTTGGATCGTGGAATAGAACGGCTCGGCCTTGGGCATTGTTCCTTGGTCCATCGCGTGCCAAAGCATGTCCAGTTGCTCCTCGATGGCTGGGTAATCCGTGGCCCGGGCTTTGGCATGGTCACTTTTGTGCTCGATTTTCAACGCTCAATACCTCGCTCTGGTAAGGCCACAGGTCGATCACGACCTCATACTCGCCGGGCAGGCTGAAGCCCAACTCGATGTCGCTGCCGTCGGCGGTGTACTCCACGCCCTCAATGTTGAGCACTGCATTGGCGGGCACGCCTTTGAGGGTCATGCCAACCAGCTGCAGTGCCATCTTGGGTCGAGGCACGATCTTGCCCGCGCTGACGAACTGCTCGAGCTCGCTGGCCCGGGCGAACAGATAGGAAAATCCTGTTCGCTTCGCGTTGAGCTCCGCCTCGAGCTGGGACATGTAGCCCCGCATACGGATTTCTCCGCGCTCGTTGTAGAGCACTACCTCCCCGGCAGGGGGTGACTGGGTCATCTCATGATTCCTTGCACCATAAGGTTTTGATAGGAGAGCACCACGCCTACCGCCCCCAGGATCGAGAAATCGACCGTGTGCTGGCCTGCTCCCACGTACTGACCAGAGGCCAGGGTGATGGAGCTGTCCGACCAGTTCGCGACAGATTCAGCGATCATGTTTCCATCCAGGACCAGGCGGTACTGATAGAACTGGGTACCGTTCGAGAGGAACGTCGAGCAGTAGTTGATGTAGACCATGCCAGGCTGTGGCATGTAGAACGTGATGGTCAGTGGCGTTTGCCAACTTCCGTTGCAGTTGAAGCGAGGGGCATAGCCAGCGTACCGGGGGATGGTCACTGCCTCGTTACCGATCTTGAGCGTGTCCACCTGTAGGTTGCCGATCTTCGAGTTGGTGATGGCCGCGTCTTGGATATGGGCGTTGGCGATCGCACCGTTGGCGATCTTGGCGGTGCCAATACTCGCGTTCCGGATGTAGGCGTCGGAGATGAACGTCTGCCCACCAACCACAGAGAATGGCGAAGAAAGCCCTCCCCCGTTAGCGTTGAGCAGCACGAACTGGTCCGAGTAGACCACGAAGGCCGATTGCACCACCCCGTTTTGCTCGTTGATGCCTATGCCAAACCCGCCCCAATGGTGCACGCCCATCTGGTTGTTGATCTGCACACGCATGGTGTACTGCGCGTTGAGCATCCCTTTCATGTCGGACTGCGCTGTAGCGACCTGCTGAACAGCAGCATTGGCGTTACCCGCCGTTGCCTGGGCCGTTTCAACGCGCTTGGACAGAGCGCCATCGGCATCGGCCCGCGCTTGAACCTCACTCTGGATAGCCGCCGCCGCTTCATTGGCTTTCGCCTGGGCGGTGTTGATGCGTGTGCTCAGGGCTGAGTCGGCATCGGTGCGGGTTTTCGCTTCGTCCTGAATCGCCGCACTGGCGTTACCTACCGATGTCAGCAACCCATTGATCCGCTGCGTTTCCGCCGCCAGCTTGTCTCCTTGCTGAGTAACGTTGACGCTGAGCGAGTCGAAAGCCCTGCCCGACGCAGCCACTGACCTGCGCCCGGCTGCGATGTAGGAAATGTCCACTTCGCCACTGGCATCAGTCGAGTTGTACATATCCAGGCGGATGGCCCAGATCTTCTTCCCATTCCAGCCAGCATGGCCAGAGAGGTCGAACTCAATGTCCTGCCAGTCTGCACTCGAGGTATTGATAGGCCAGTTGAATCGCCGAGCCTCGGCAAGTCCACCATCCTCGTTGGCCCAATACATAGCCGCACTCGCCCGGCCGGTGTTGCGACGGCGTAGTCTGATGCGGATCAACGGGTTCTCGGCACCATCAATAACCGGGAATGTGTTAGTAACCTGGATGGTCGTGAACTTGGCGACAGTTGCGTATTGAGGGCCAGCAGTCAGGGTTGCCCCGGATGTATTGGCCTTCCAACCCTCGACTGAGTTTGTGAACTCCCAGGTTTGCCCAGCCACGAATGGCAGAGCGTTGCCTATCTTCGCCTCCAGGTTGGTGATGGTGCTGGACTGAGCAGTCAACCCGCTTTCCGTAGCAGCGACGCGGTTGGCCACGCTGGTCAGCGCTGCGGTCGACGCCTTGCTGGCCAGGCCAGTGGAGCCGTTATTGACGCTGTTCTCCAAGCTGGTCGTTCTGCCAGACACAGAGGTGATGTCCTTGCCCTGCTGACTAACGCTGGAGGTAAGGCCATCAACTGCCGTAGATACGGCGCCGATCGCGTTGCTATTAACTTGGCCATTGTCGCGCCAGCCCGTGGGGCGTGAACCGTACTCGATTTGTGGCCTGGCAAGCTCGAAGGTACCAGCAGCGCTACTCCCGCTCGCAGCGTGGGCCCGGTAGAACACCCGAACCTTGGCGGCGCCAGCCGGAGCAACCGATGTGAACGACACGCGATCGCCGGAAACTGACACGGGCACAACCGCCGAGGCCGGAGCAGAGATTACGGTACCGGCGGCGTTTGCCCACTGATGGAAAATCCTCAGTCCCAAATCGCCCGAATCGGAGGTCTTCCTTCCATAGATCGACGATGTCACCGTCTGACCCGGGGCAACAGCAGGAGCCCGTTCACTTGCTGTGACCAGCGACGTGTAAGGGTTGCCCGAAGCTGTTGTGCCAACTCCCGTGGTGGTGCACCGATATGCATTTTCTGCAGCGTTGAGCCAGGAACTGACCATTGAGGGCGTATAGGTTGCCGTCCCTTCCGGTACCCACCCGTCAGGGTTGTTTCCTGTAGCCAGTTTTGTGAAAGCTGGGTTGTAGAACAGGTTTTCCCCGCCTACGTCGCCGATCGAGTTGTCCAGCTGAGTTAGCCGGCCGCTGACTGATGTCAGGCCCTCCTCAGTGTTGGATACGCGACCGAATACGCTGCTGATCGCTACGGCGTTTGCTTGCGCTGCGCTTTGGGCGTTCTTGGCGTTGTCCTTCCAGGCACTGACCACGGTGGATAATTCAGCCTGGGCGCGATCAATCTCGTAGTAGCCGTCACTGGCGGTACCACCCAAAGGCCCTCTGACGCGTAAAAGGAGGTCTGCCCCAATCGTGCCATCTGGGGCAGGAGCGCCCGTGAAGACTGGCCGGTTCCATGCGTCGCTCAGAATGGTTCGAAGCGGCCCATGCGTCCCGACCGTGGCCCCACCGCTGTTCTTGTATTGCAGGTAGATCTCGCTGACCAGATCCTGGGTTCCCCGGACATACGCCGACACTGTCAGCACCTGCCCTGGCGCCATGGATACCCAGCTTGCGTTCGGTAGCGCAACGTCCACATACGCAGAGCCGGACAGCCCCTTGGCATCGATACGCTGCGCTTTGCCGCGAGGATCCAAGGTTGACGGCACCAACGACAGGAGCCGGTTAGGTGCAGCCAACGAGGAGCCGACACGCCAGCCATCAGCAAGGCCGGCAGTTGGCCCCTCTACCTCAAACGAAGGGTTAGGCAGTAGGTTCTCACCGCCAACCTGGCCGAGAGATGCATTGATGCCAGTGATCGCCTCGCCAGCGGCGGTGATGGCTGTGCCCTGTTGCTCTACCTTATTCGTGAGGCTCTGAACGGTAGATGCATCAGCCTTTGTCGCTACCTGGCTCAGGGCATTGGCCGCTGCTGCTGCGGCGTCCGTGGCTACTTTGTCCGAAACTGCCTGCCATGCTGAGCCATTCCACCGCTTGGGTGTGTTCCCACCCCCTGTGGTATCAATCCAAAGGTTCTGGATCTGCTGGTTGATGGCTGAGGGTGCTGAATTTTGGACGATCACTTTGCCTTTGGCATCAGCGAGGCTGTATGCGTCTTGGGCAGCCTTCTGCGCGGCTGACACATTACCGTTGGTGGTATTGAGCCCACCCTGCAAGCTCACGATCGACTGGCCCTGGCTGGACAGCTTTCCTTCGGCTTCGGTAACCGCGTTGCTCAGGCTGGAGACGGCCTCTGCCGAGGCCGAGGCGGAACGCCTACCAACGGCGATATAGGCGATATCGATCTCGCCGCTTGTATCGCCGGAGTTCATCATGTCCAGGCGGATGGCGTAGATTTTCTTGCCGTTCCATCCGGCATGGCCAGATAGGTCAAGCTCGATGTCCTGCCAATCCGTGGTGGTGGTGCTGATGAACCACCCAAAGCGCCTTGCCTCGGCCAACCCGCCGTCTTCATTCGCCCAGTACATCTGGGCGCCCGCCCGGCTGGTATTACGTCGGCGTAGCCTGATCCGCAGATAGGGGTTCTCTGCGCCTGCAACGACTGGGGTGAAATTGCACTGAAGGTTCGGGTTTGCAGTCACGGTAGCAAACAACGGGCCTGCGGTTATCGTCCCGTTAGTAGCGGTCGCCACCCAGCCCTTGGTCGAGCCGGTGAACTCCCAGGCACGGCCAGCCACGAATGGCTGGGCAGCACCAACACTGTTTTTCAGCTGCGTGATGTCAGTGCTCTGGCTGCTTATCGCCCCTTCGGCAACTTCCACTCGGTTACCCAGCGACTGCACGGCCGAGGCATCAGCCTTCTTGCTCACGCTGTCGGTCAGCGAAGTAAGCGCCTGGCTTTGCGAGCTGATGAGCTGATCTTGGGCCTTGTCCTTGTCCTCGGTCGCGGTAACCCGGCTGGTGACCTGCTGCAAAGCCTGTGAGCTGGCTTTGCCGTCGATGCTGGTCTGCATGCCGTCCATGCGAGTGGCTTGCGATGTGAGCTTGCCCTCGGCATCGCTGACGCGGGTGGTCAGGCTGCTGACTACAGAAGCGTCGGCCTTGGTCTGCGCCAAAACCAATGCGCCAGCGGCCGCTGCGGCAGCATCGGTGGCTACCTTGTCCGTCACAGCGACCCACGCCGAGCCGCTCCAGCGTTTAGGGGTGTTGGCATTGCCGGTGGTGTCGATCCACAGGTTTTGCGCCAGGCGATCGGCGACGGCAGGCGCTGCCGATTGAACGATGACCTTGCCCTTCCCGCCCGCCAGCGTGGCCGCATCCTGCGCAGCCTGCTGGGCAGCCGAGACGTTGCCGTTGGTAGTGGTCAGGCTCGATTGCAGCCCGCTGACCTGAGACGCCTGGGCAGTGACCTTGCCATCCAGCGTCGACACGTCGGTCTCGACCTTCGAAACCCGTGCGGCCATGCCGTTGGCAGTCACCACTGCCTGGCCAACATCGGTCCAGTAGGTGGCGTTCGGCGGTGGCGTGTTCAGCGGTACCGCTTTCAGGGCCTGGTACAACTTGCCATCGCTGCCCAAGGCGCTTTGGCCGACGCTGTAGGCCTTGTCCTTGCGGTATGGCAGGGAGCCGGCCAGGGCCGAGACGTTCGCAATCTGCTGCTGCAGCTCGGTCTTGGCAGCGGAAACGTCCGCGCTGACGGCCGTGATTTGCTGCTCAAGGTTGCCCTTCACGGTGCCAAGGGCGCTGCTCACCTCGCTGATCTGCTTGGCCAGCTCGGTCTTGGCGGTTCCAACGCGCTCGTTCACCGACCCCGGTCCGTTGCCGTCAATGAGCGCAATCTTCTCGATCTTGCTGGTGAGTTCCTTGCCGAGCTCGCTTTCGCCGATCTGCTTGGCAATCTGCTCGAGGATAGGACCGGCGTCGGCGCTGGCCTGACCTTTAATCCCTGGTGCATCGACCGGAAACCAAAGGCCGATGTTGCCAGAGCGATCGACCAGACGCGCCCAGAAGTAGAACGTCTGGCCAGCGCGTAAGCCCTGCAGAGTGTGGTCGGCCTGCGGGTACGCCAAATCCGTCAGTTTTGTGGCTGCGGCCAGGTCTGAGCCCGGCCCGTACCACAGTTCTGCACGCTGCGTATCGCTGGCGCCCGCCGGGTAACCGATGGTGACCTTGATCCCAAAGATCAAGCTTTCAGCGCGCAGGAAGGTCACCGCCGGCGGTGGCGTTGTTTTACCGGCAACCTCCGTCAGGGCTGAAGTGGTCGGGATAGAGGCCACGTCCATAGCGCTGATGGCGCGCACGCGGGCCAAGTACAGACCCGCGTAGACCCCACGAACATCAGCGGTGAGCTGGCCAGTTCTCGGCATCCTCACCCAGTCACGGGAGCCCCACCGCCATTCAATGTCGTAGGCCACAGCACCAGGCGCCGCATCCCAGGAGATGGTCATGGTGGTGACCGCAATGCCCTGATCCACGGCGGAATGGCTGCCGATCAGTACGCGCGCGGGTGCATCTTGTACGCCTGGCGGAAGCACGCTGATGGGCCGATCATCGATGATGGTACCGAAGTCGATGGCGTCGAATTTGCCCGGCTCATACTGGATGCACTCCAGCTGGAACTGGTGCCACTCCGGCCGGGTGATGTTGCGGACGTAGAACTGCATGACCTTGAGGTCGTCGAAGTCCAGCACCCAGGCACATTCAGGCTGCGGCGCCTCGCTGAACTCGGCTACCACGGTGATCTGCCGGCCCGCTACGGACCGAATGACACGGGCCTCAGCCTTTCCGCTCGGGAGGTTGACCAGCAGGCGTGCACCCGTGGGCACCTCTACGTCACGGTCCACGGTCACAATGCGGCCATTCACGGCCGCGATGCGCCCACCGTTCGCACGGCCAGCCAGCATCGGATCAGACAGAGTGATGACTTTGCCGGGCTTGGGAATGTATCCATCAAGGCCGACGCGGAAGGTTGCCCCCCTGAGTTGCAGCTGCTCGGTCATCAGAGCCCACTGGCCAGCGCGCTGGGCCTGGCCACGCGAGGTGCACCCCACCGCCTCTATGGAGATCTCGCGGACCCCATATTCAGCGATCGCGTCCTCGTCGAAAACTGGCTCTTTGTCAGTGTCATAACCCCTCGCTGGGTCATCGAACGACACCATGGCCTGGCTATGCCGCTCGCGCAGCTTGCTGCCGGTGTACTTGACCGCGCCGTCGTCAAGGATCTGCGACAGGGTGTAGTTATAGACCGGGTCTTGCGGCAGGTCTGCGTTGACGGTGATCTGGCTGCCGTCCCAGAAGGCCAGGCCATGGAAGATGGCTGCCAGGTCCTGGATCACCGCCCAGGCCTCGGCCTGCTTCTGCAGGTAAAGGTTACAGGTGAAGCGCGGCTCCTGGCCGCCCATGCCGTCTGGCACCAATTGGTCGCAGTACTGGCCGATGCGATACAGCGACCAGCGATTGATCATGCTCGGATCAATGCGATCTCCCAGGCCGTAGTAAGGGTGCAGCACCAAGTCATTAAAGACCCAGGCCGGGTTGTTGGTATAGGCCTCCTTGAAGGTGCCATCCCAGACCCCGTTAGTTGTGCCGACACCGCTGGTGGCGTAGGTGCGAGTCTCTGCGTCGTAGTTCGCAGGTACGCGCACGATGCGCCCGCGCATTAGCACGGCGATCTTGGCGATATCGCCGCCGAACTGCTCGGCGTCGTACTCCACGCAGCTGACAGCGGTCAGCGGGTATTCTTGGTCGCTGTCGACCACCTCCGACAGTGCCTCAACGTACATCCCATCTTGGGTCAGCGAGCTGTTGGCCTCGGGGGTGATACGACGGGCACGGACCGTCCAGCGAGAACCGGCGGGGAGTTCGATCCGGTGCGAGCGTTCGTACTTGGTGACGTTCTTGCGGTTGACCTCGGACGCCAGCACTTGCTGGAAGGGGCCGTTGTCAGTCGACACGTCTATCGCATACTCGATGCGCACGCCATCAATGTTGCCGCTCTGGTCCTGGCGCTGCAGCTGTGGCCAGGAGAAGCGCAAACGCACGGCATCCAGCATGGGGTTGCTGATGGTGTGCACGTAGGGCGCGGTGGTGAGCAGCAACTGGCCAACAGCAATCTCATTGCTCGACTCGGTAATGCCAGTCATCCGCTCCTGGTTCAACTCACCTGAGCGAAACTGCCATTTCACGCCCGGGTAGTTCATGGTGCCGTCGTCGGCCATGACCTGGGTGCCATCAAGCTTGACGGAGCGAAGCCCATTGACCGGCCCTACAATGGGGCCCCAGCTCCACAGATAGAGCAGGCGGGCAACGGCGATGGACGGAACGCTGTTGGAAGCGATGCTAGGCTGCTTCTGCTTCTTCTCCCCACCCTTGCTGCCCACAACCTGGCGCTTACGTGCTGCGCGGGATTGCTGCGGGGCGCGCTTCGATACTTGGACCATTCCAGTCTCCACAAACGAAAAAACCCGCCGAAGCGGGTCGTGTGTTGCCAATATTCACAGCCGGTCTTGCGGATAGATTCCCCCCGACTCTACGGCTCCGCCGATCTCGCGCTCGCCGTATAGCACTGGGTAGGGATTGCCCTGGGCAATCGTCGTGACTGCACCGCCAAACCCGTAGCTGGGGTTGTTGCCGTCCTCGTTGCGATCGAGGCTGCCAGTTGTCGGCGTGGGCGACAGCATCTGCACAACACCAGTTGCAGCCATCGCAGCACCGCCAGCGATCATCGCCACGCCATAGGCAGAGGTGGTACCGAAGGTGAAGTAGCCAGCTACGATGAGCACGACGCCGATGATGGTGGTGAACAGCCCGGCCTGCTTGCTGCCCCGAATGATCGGTGCGATTCGGATGTCGCCGGCGTCGTCGCCCATCATGTCCAAGTCATCGGCTGACAGGTTGCGGGTGCCGGAGAACACGGTGAATACCAGCCCCCGCTCCTCGCCCGTGGTCAGGAACTTTTCGAAGCCGGGCACCATGTTGCACAACGCCTGGATGGCATCGCGCGTGCTGTTCACATCCAATTCATACTCACGCCCGAAGTGCTTGCGCAGCACCCCGTACAGCTTCACCTTGCGCTTCATGGTTGAAAGTCCTTGTGCCGCAGGATCAGCCGGCAGCGGTTGGCCATTGACCAGCCATAGACTTCCCGCGTGGAGGCCCTGCCGGCCATGTGGTGGTAGATGAAGGGTCCGCTGCCGCCCAGGCGCGCGGCCGGCTCGCTGGTCAGCTCCGGCTGGCTGCCGAGGTAAATGGCCGCATGATTAGGGTGAAAGCAGGGCCGGCCTGGCGATGGCACCATAAACACCAGCATGTCGCCGCGCTGGGGCTTATCCACCTGGTAGAAACCGGTGGCCGCAAAGTTGGCCTCATACAGGCTAGGCCCGTCTTCCTGCTCCCACCAGAGGTCATCACGCTCGAAGTTGGGCAGCACCAAGGTGGCCTCGCGGGCGTACCAGTCTCGACAGGCGGCCCAGCAGTCGAGCAGGCCGTGGGCAAACTCGCGGCCCAACAGCGGGGCCTGGTAGCCGGACGGCTTGAACCATTGCATGTCACCACCTGGCCAGCCGACGATCCCCCAGGGCACCTCGTGCAGTTCACAGCTCACCCGGTCCGCCATGCTGGGCGTAGGCGCAGCATCAGGATGGCTATGTACGATCGCCAGAAGCTCACCTTGGTCTTCAGCGTTCGCCAGGTCCTCGTGGTGCAGGCGGAAGTTCTCCCGCGGCGTCTTCGCCAGGTTGCGGCACGGCACATAGGCCCGGCCTTGGTCGGTCTTGATCAGCACCCCGCACGCCTCGGCCGGATACTCGCGTTCTGCATGCTCGCGGATCGCGGCCTGCAGCGACTGGTTGATACGCATCGATCACCTCGAACTGACGATCAGGCTTGCACCCATGGAGCCGCCGAAGCGGCGCGTGTTGCCGCGAAGCTTGCAGCTCTTCCAGCGCCCCGGGCAGCGGTCGAGCGCCGGGTTGTCGGTGGGCTCGTCTTGCTTGGTGTACATGGCGGCGCCGGTGTAGGCGCAGGCCTCACCCCGGTACTGCCCACGGCAGGCCCAGCGGCAAAGCTTGGTGATCTGCTGGGCCGGAAGCATGACGCCGCCCATGTCCAGCGGGCTGGACAGCTGGAAGGTCACCTGCTGGCGGTCTTCATCGGTCTTCTGCTCGATGTACCAAAGGTTTTCCCGGGCCTGGTTGGACGCATCGGGGTTTCCTTCTGGGAAGTTGCCAGGGTCCAAGAAGTGACGGAAGGTCTCGATGACCTTCACCTTCGATCCGACCAGGTCCTTGAGCGCCAGGCACAGTGCCGTGACGGCCCCGCGCACGCCTGCAATCTCATTGGCCATCTGCAGGGTCGGAGTGGCGGGCCGGCCGTCGCCGCGAATGTCAAAGCCTTTGGCCTCGATCTGCATGGCTGAATAGAGCTGGCCCTGCCAGATGATTTCCCCCTCCTGGGCATGGCCATGGAAGCGCATGATGTTCCCGCCTAGCCGGGTAGCGTCCACCTCGTAGAGCCGGATCTGGTTGCCCGGCTCGAGCTTCTGGATATCGGATTCGAATGTCATGGGGCCTCTGAAAGAGAAAACCCCGCAAGCGCGGGGTCAATAGGGGGTAAATCGCTGATCGAAAGTCCAGCTGATGGTCACCAGGTTGGGAGCGCCACGGGCTCTGATTTTGTAGCCTTTAGCCCTGTACCGACCCTGCACACCACCGGGCGGCGTCCAGTAACAGGTGCGATAGCCCTCATGGCGGTCTAGGAACTTGCGAATCTCAAAGGCTTCCTCTCCCTCGACTAGAAGGCCTGTATGGGACAAGCTCCACGACTGTGTCTTGGTGTTAATGCCGACGCCACCTGCCTGGACAAAACCATCACCGAAGTTGTTCTCCCAGGTGTTCTGCTTGACCTCGCCGTCAGCTTCGGCCTCAACGTCAAAGCTGAAGATCTCTGTCATCACTTTCTCCAAAGAAGGCCGCCCTGCTGGGTTTCCCGATACAGCACATCACGCACGACACCTTCGAAGCCCTCTCGCAGACCTTCACCCTGACGCCTCGCCTGCTCTTCACTTACTCCTTGCTGGGCCTGCACGTTGATTGGTGAGTTGATGATGATCTGCGCACCGCTCTGCGCGCGCTCTGCGCCAGCAGAAGCTGACGAACTCTGACCGATCATCCCAATGCGCCCATCGCTGAGGGCTTCCAGATTGCCAACACCAATCCTGGCAGTGGCCTCGGCATCGAAAACGTATTCCCCACGGTGAACAGGGCCGGCAACTTCATCTCTGCGACCGTGGCCTGTGTAGCCGCCATCCATGAAGCCTGCACCTGCCATCGCTGAGGTTGAGGCTACCCCGGCAACCATGGGGGCCGTAGCAGCTGCCGCCGTAAGCGCTGCAGCAGGCGCCAGAGCGGGCCCGTAAATGGGGATAGCTGCGGTAGATGCATATGCGGCAAATTGCGCTTGGAAGGCCGTTGCCTGGGCATTAGCTACCATGCCAAGGCTTGCAGATGACTGAGTGGTTTTACCGACCACAAGCTGCACCGCCTGGTAGATCAGCCACTGAGCTGCCATATCGGCCAAGGTCGATATCACTGACTTTCCGAAACCAGTCACCATATCCGCCAATGCGTCGCCGGCGGTTTTAGATCCGGTGGCCATATCCGTGAAGAACGCCCCTAGTTCACTGCGAGCGCTGCCGAGAGTAGAGGCGGTAGCATCGGCTGCAATCGCGGAGTAGTTGGTGGCCGCGTCGGCATAGTTCTGCCAGGCTTCCTGAGCACCCAGTACCCAGTTGGTCTGCAGCTCATCAACCTGCTCGTAGTAGAGCTGCTGGGCGAACAGCTGTTTGTTCAGCTCTTCCTGTAAAACTTCTGTCTGGCTGGCATAGAGCTCAGGGGTGATCTGACCCGTATTTCGCTGTTCATTGAGGGCCTTCACATCCTCGACGTACTTCTGCCGTACAGCCAGATCGGCACGCATCCGATCACGGGCTTTGTCGCCCATCCCAATTCCCGCCAGCTCCTGCGCATAGCCGTTGATGGCTGTTTGTGTGCCAGAGGCCTGCGCAGCTTTGAAAGCGCTTAGCTTCAGCGCATCCTCATTGGCTTTCTTGATCTTGTTGAGCCCGTCCAGCTCTGCGGCCAGTTCCAGGAGCCGGTTTTGCTGAGCCTTCGACAGGTTGCCAAGCTTGCCCTCTTGTAGCTCAAACGACAGCTTGGCGACCTCAGTGGCTTCCTGTTGCTTGTCGCCAGTGGTGTTGATCAGCTTGATCTGCCGCTTGTAGCCCTCCTCCGATGACTCGAAGTCTTTTAGCTGCTGCTTGGCGGCCTTTTCCGACTCGGACGCTTGTTTACGGCCTGCCTTGGCAGCAGCGTCATCGGCTTTCTTTTGCGCATCACGTGCAGCAGCCATCGACAGAATGGCCGTTTTCTGCGCGTCGGTGAGGTCAGTTTGCTCGCTGATGTGCCGCTTTGCGGCTGCTGTGAAGGTCTTGTCCTGGGCCGCAGCCAGCAGCTTGCCCTGCTGCTCGATGTACTTGTCGAACGCCTGAGTTGCAGCTGCGCGGGCGGCGGCATTCTCTCGCTCAGCGCGGGTATTCTCGTCCGTCTCCCCCGTGAGCTCGGCCATGGCCTGCTTCAGCCGCTGGATCGCGTCGGCCTTATCAGTGGCGGCGCCGCCGCTCTCCTCTAGAGCATCTGCCATTTCCGCCGTTACGCCTGGCACTTCGCGGATCATATCGGCCACCGCTTTCCAGTCGACCTTCATGCCAGTGGCTTGATCGGCGGAAGCCTTTTTGACCACATCCATGGCCGCCTGGAACTCGGCTGACAGCGGCGCTATGCCTGCCATGAATCCAGACGCACCCGCCAAGCCTGCGTTCGTCAGGCTGCTTTGAAACCCGAAGGCAATGGAGCCCGAGGCGGTCTTGAGCTCGCCCTCGGCATCTTCGATAGAAGCCTTGAGCTCGCGCAGGGTCACCGACTGGGTCGCGCGGTTGAGCTTGTTGAAGCGTTCGATGAGTTTGTCGATAGGGTCGCTGAGGTTGCCGAGTTTCTCTTCAAGCACACTCGTATTGTCGCGAAGGGTGAGGAAGGCTGTCGCTGCCCCGATAGCCAGGGCAGCAACGCCGGCGGGCCCACCCAGTACACCTAACACGCCTACTGACGCTCTGCTAACGCCTACCTGCGCAGCAGCGACTGCGTTGGTAGCACGCGTCTCAACCATCCGCGCTTCAGCAAGCTGGAGCGACAACTGAGTTTGCACAGCGGTCCCGCGCGCTGCGGTGGCTTCTTTCTCTGCCAGGAATACAGCGGTCTGTGCTTTTTGCTGTTCGGCCTGAGCTGCAAGTAGTACGGCAGTCGCCTGCGACTTTCGCGCGATGGCATCGGCTACGGCAGCTCTGGTAGCAGCGATCGAGGCTGCCGCGCCTCCCGCTAACCCCCTTGCATACCCTGCCAAAGCTCCAACCGCCACGACCCCAGCAATATTCGCCAGGGTATCGAAGTTATCCCCGATTACGCTGATACCCTTGGCCAGGACGCCAGTTCCATCAGTGGTCTCGTTCAAGCGGCCGATGTAAACCGTAAAGGCATTGCTGAGATTCTGCAGCGCATCACGCACCGCTACGCCCATGCTGTCAGCTAGCTCACCATTTGCCTGTGCCGACTTCCGCAGGCCGTCTGTGAGGACGTCCAGATTGAGCTTGCCAGCCGCTCCTAGAGAGCGAATTTCCTCTGCGCTTTTTCCAGTCGCTTTAGCTAACGTGTCTACTACTGTTGGCATTGCCGCGAGGATCGACTGCCAACCGTCAGCTTCAACCTTTCCGGTCTGTAGCGCCTTGGAGTAAGCATCAATGGCGGATGCCGCTTTATCAGTGCTTGCTGAGTTAGTCACGAGCAGGAAGCTGAAGCTGTCCATTACATCCAGCGCTTGGCTGGTGTTGTAGCCCATGGACTTGAGGCTGTCTGCCGTCCGGATATAAAGCTCTTGAGCTTCACTCAAGGGCCGATAGGTCCGCTTTGCTGTGTCTAGCAACCTGTCTTGCACTAGGTTGTATTCGTTGACGCTTGAGGTCGCCAGCCCCATTCGATCTGACATTTGTGAGTAGGAGTCGGCAACATCGATAATGGAGCGTACTGATGCAGCGCCGACCGCTACAGCTAAAGCATTTTTGATCAGAGCCCCAGCGCGCTGGGCGCTTTCCCCCGCCCGGTCAAAGCCCTCGTCGACTCGAGCAAGGCTTCGGTCAATTGCGGTAGCGCCCCTGGCAACCGTCGAATCAGCTCTCGCGATTTCTGAGCGAAGTTGAGCTGTGGTCGCCTCAATTCGAACCAGCATCCCCTGGACGTCTGTATCCGCCATCGCTGTCTCCGGCCGAAAAAAAACCCGCCAGAGCGGGTTTGTGAGATTAGAAGCCTGTTGGTGTTAAATGAAAGCCGGCCGAGTTGGTAAACATCCTTCGCTTCACGGTCTCGCCTGGATTAAGTGTCACCTCAGACTCAAGGATGCCAGCACCAGCGCAATGCCTAGCGCCCGCTATGCCAATGGCGTGTTGCCCCGGCCTCAGGCCAAACTCAGCTGTTTCTCCAGCGGCAAATTCCGCAGCCAGTTTTCCATCGATGTAGAGCTCGTAATTGCATCCCCCAGCAAGAAAACCTGAATCCCTGGTCACCACCAGTCTTGCTTGGTCTTTGGCAGAGAATGCAAAGATCCTCGAATCGGGAACTTTGGAGGCTTCAGACGATGGCATCGGAGAGGTTGAGCACCCGCTCAGAAATACGGCGATTAGGGCCGCAGTCTTCAATCTCACTTCAACACCTCACCCAAAAGCTTGAAACTTTAGCACCATCTTTTGCTGTGGACGAACGATCAATGTCTTGTTTTCCCGGTCAGCGCCATCCGCAGCTTGTCTGCCACACTGGATGCACTTGGCTTGTCCTTCCCTGGCGGAGCCTTACCCTTCCCGAATGGGTTCGTCATCTGTGACCACTCGATGCGCGCATCCATGGCCAGGAACAACTCCGGAAGAGGCGTGCGCCATGCTGCATCTGGTGACCAGCCAAGCCACCCTGTAGCGATTGCATAAAGCCGGTCTACGTAGCTGCCATCCTCGACAACGCTCACGCCTCCCCGGCTGTCTCCTTTCCCTCATCACCGCCGCGTGGATTGTAAAGCGCGACCAGGTAAGCATTCAGTTGGCTGGCAACGCCCAGCACGCCGGCTTGCCACACTTTCTCTGGCATAGCGTCTGCAGCCTTGCCTTCCAGGCCGGCTCCAGCAGCCAGGATTATCGCGCAGCCATCAATGCTCAAGGCTGAGATGGTTTGGGAGGCGCCGCGGAGGCCACCAAAACGACTTTCAATAGCCCGCACCGCTTTCAACGTTGGCTGGAGGACAAACTCCTCATCACCCAGTTTCACGGTCAAAGTCCCGTGGAGGGTCTTGTTCATAATGCACTGTCCTTGGTTGCCGGGGCTGAGCCCCGGTTATTCAGGCGGCTGCAGGTAGCAGCTCCAAGATATCGGAGTTGATCCCGATGGTGATGTTGCGGCGCACAACG